AAATTAATTAACGAAGGTTCTTTAGTTTTACGTGAAGTTGAAGACTTACAAGCTGGCTTAAAAGATACTGTAAAAGCAGTAGCAGAAGAATTACAAGTTAAACCAGCAGTTATAAATAAGGCTATCCGCATAGCACATAAAGGAAATTGGGCGGATCATAATGAAGATTGGGAAGAAGTTGAAGCAATCTTAGACATTACAAAACGTATTTAAAAAGTAGTAACATTGAGAACGGTAGGCAGGCCATAAGCTGCAAAAGGGTATTTGTGAGCCACAAATCACATAAACTGAGATACAATATGGAAGAATTTGAAATCTGTACGGAATGTATTCGTCCGGAGATATGTTTATCAAGATGCGAATGCAGTATTATTGTTAGTAGCGAAGAAGCTGTTGCAAGAATACGTGACGAAGAAGCATTTATGTCATGGATTAACGAACACGCAACTAATCGCGATATCGGTCGCGACGGCGGTGCAGAATGAGTTATATAGACGGATACTTTGATCGTAACAACGACATTATTAAAATTGTAGAAAGAAATTCAAAAGGTGAGCGTGAGTTTAAAGATATTCCTGTTAAACATACGTTATATTATAAAGACCCGAGAGGGAAATATCAATCAATTTACGGAGATCCCGTATCAAAAATCGTTTGTAGAAATACAAAAGAGTATAGAAAAGAACTTTCTATACACAGCTCAAATAAAACATACGAAGCAGATATTAACCCAATATTTGCGTGTTTATCAGAAAACTATCTTAATCATGACGCACCTAAACTAAATGTTGCGTTCTTTGATATCGAGGTTGATTTTGATCCTGAACGCGGGTATGCATCACCTGATGATGCATTTATGCCTATTACTGCTATTGCTGTACACTTACAATGGTTAGAAACACTTATTTGTTTAGCAATACCTCCAAAAACATTAACTATGGAACAAGCAGAAGAACAAGTTAAAGAGTTTCCTAATACATTTTTATTTAAAACAGAAGGTGAGCTATTAGACACATTTCTTAACTTAATAGAAGATGCTGACATTTTAAGTGGCTGGAATAGTGAAGGATTTGATATTCCGTATACAGTTAATCGCGTTACTAAAGTATTATCAAAAGATGATACACGTAGATTCTGTTTATTTGATCAATTACCTAAAAGACGTGAATACGAAAAGTACGGAAAGGCATCTGTAACATATGACTTAGTAGGTCGTGTGCATTTAGATAGTTTACAATTATATCAAAAGTACACATATGAAGAAAGACATAGTTTTAGACTTGATGCTATTGCGGAATATGAGTTAGGTGATCGTAAAACACAGTATGAAGGTACACTTGATCAACTGTATAACAACGACTTTAAAACATTTGTTGAATACAACAGACAAGATACTATGCTTTTAGATAGACTTGATAAAAAACTAAAGTTTATTGACTTAGCTAACACACTTGCACATGAAAACACTGTATTATTACAAACTACTATGGGCGCAGTTGCTGTAACAGAGCAAGCTATTATTAACGAAGCACATCATAGAGGATTTGTAGTACCAAATAGACGTAGAGAAGAACCAATTCAAGCTGCAGGTGCGTATGTTGCGTATCCTAAAGAAGGAATTCATGACTGGATAGGCTCACTAGATATTAACTCACTGTATCCAAGTGCTATTAGAGCACTAAATATGGGTCCGGAGACTATTGTAGGACAGCTAAGACCTATCGTAACTGACGATTTTATCTCTTTACAAATTGCAAAAGGCAAATCATTTGCTGCTGCATGGGAAGGGTTGTTTGGTACATTTGAATACACTGCTGTTATGAATGAAGAAATTGGTACTGATATTACAGTTGACTGGGAAAACGGTGATACTAATGTTCTTAGTGCTGCGGAAGTATACAGACTAGTGTTTGAAAGTAACCAACCATGGGTGCTATCGGCAAATGGAACAATCTTTTCAGTTGAGAAAGAAGGTGTTATTCCCGGATTGCTTAAACGATGGTATGCAGAACGTAAAGAAATGCAAGCTAAGTTAAAAGACGCAATTAATGCAGGTAACAAGATTGAAGAAGAATACTGGGACAAAAGACAGCTAGTTAAGAAGATTAACCTAAATAGTTTATATGGTGCTATTCTTAATCCAGGTTGTAGGTTCTTTGATAAACGTATTGGGCAATCAACTACACTAGTAGGACGTCAAATTGCTAAACATATGGCTGCAAAAGTAAATGAAATTATTACAGGTGATTATAACCATACCGGTAAAGCTATTATTTACGGCGATACTGACTCTTGTTATTTTTCAGCGTATAATACACTTAGAGCTGATATTGACAAAGGGTTAATTCCGTGGTCTAAAGAGAATATTACACAATTGTATGACCAAATTGGCGACGAAGTTAACGGTACGTTTCAACAGTTTATGTTAGATGCATTCCACTGTCCTAAATCACGTGGTGAAGTTATTAAAGCAGGACGTGAGATTGTTGGTAGTAAGTCACTATTCATTACTAAAAAGCGTTATGCAGTATTAGTATATGATAAAGAAGGCAAGCGTAAAGATACTAATGGTAAAAACGGTGAAATTAAAGCTATGGGCTTAGATTTAAAACGTAGTGATACACCGGAGTTTATTCAAGACTTCTTATCTAACGTGTTAACTATGGTACTAGCGGGAGAAAGCGAAGATGACGTACTAGATTACATTACTGAATTTAGATTATTATTCAAAGCTAGACCCGGATGGGAAAAAGGTTCACCTAAACGTGCTAATAACATTACCACTTATGCAAATAAAGAAGATAAGCAAGGTAAAGTCAATATGCCAGGACATGTTAGAGCAAGTTTAAATTGGAATACATTAAAACGCATGTATGGTGACAAGTATTCAATGGCGATCACAGATGGTGCAAAAGTTATTGTATGCAAACTTAAACAAAATCCATTAGGGTTTACAAGTGTTGCATATCCAGTAGATGAATTACGACTGCCGCAATGGTTTAAAGACTTACCATTTGATCATAATGAAATGGAACAAACGATTATTGATAATAAATTGGATAACTTAATTGGGATTCTTAATTGGAAACTAGTTAATACCTCTGATAAAAACACATTTAACAACTTATTTGACTTTGATTAAAATACAGTTGACAATACAACACAAATACATTATAATATATACACACTAGGAGATATACATGAAAGACTTTTTACAAGATTTAGTAAGACATACACACACATTAGGCGTATTACCATTAGTTAAAGTTTCTGCAGAAGATACATATGTTGCAATTGATTCAATGGCTGAAGATAGATCAGTGATTCTTAATGCAAAAACACATGCACCTGTTAACGGGTTAAACAGCGTATTTGGTATGCCAAACTTAAACAAATTAGACTTACACCTTAAATGTCCAGAATATAAAGACGACGCAGTTATTAATATAGTATATGATACACGCGATGGTGAATACGTTCCTACTGGATTACACTTTACCAATGCTACTGGTGACTTCCAAAATGATTACAGATTTATGTCTCGTGCAATTATTGAAGCAAAAGTAAAGAAACCTAAAAACAAAGTAGAAATTGTTTACGATATTGAGTTTAAACCTGAATCAGCCAATGTACAGCGTTTAAAATTTCAAGCTGCAGCACATACAGAAGAAACTGTATTTCAAGTATCAACTGAAGATAATAACTTAGTTTTTAGCTTTGGCGATGCTAGTACACACGCAGGTACATTTGTATTTTACTCGGGCATTGATTATAAATTAAAAAATACATGGTCATGGCCTGTTGCACAAATTCTAAGTATTTTAAATTTAGACGGTAATATTACAATGAAAATTGCAGATCAAGGAGCATTACAAATTATTGTCGAAAGCGGTATTGCTGAATACACGTATACATTACCTGCACAAACAAAATAATGATAGACATTAGAAACGCATTAAAATTATTAGACGTTGTTTATGTTAATCAAAATGAAAGTGTTAAGTCATCTCTTGATAAAGTAACAATGTTAGCACAGTTAGATTCTCCTGTATGGACTCCACCTGGTCCGTTTGAACAGTTTTATGTTGATTATGAATACATGAAACAACGTGTGCAAGGACTTGAATCAAGATTAAACACACTTGAAGGCTATAATAGAGATCCATATACTAATCACACTGTTAATTCTTATATAGCTAACTATGTTAATACGAGTTATCAAATTACAGGTATGTCTACAAAAATTACAGCTTTAGAAACTAAATTGCAAGAAGTTACTACACTACTTGCAACGTTAACCCCAGAACAGGAAGAAGATGAATCGGAACTTAACAGCAAAATATAATAAGTTATAGTTGCGGATAAATATACGTTTAGGAGATTAATATGTTTTATGTATATGTATATCTAGATCCACTTTTTCCATCCAACTGTAGTTACGATAACATTTCCTTTACTTATGTGCCAATATATGTTGGTAAAGGTAAAGGAAATCGATATAAGGATCATATGGTAAAAACATCAAATAAAATTTTTGAAAACAAGATACAGTTTTGGAAAACTAATAATATTAAACCAATTGTTATATTTATTGAAACTAATATATCTGAACAAGATGCATGGGATATAGAAGAACGATTAGTTGTAGAGATTGGAAGATTAGATTTAAAAACGGGACCATTATTAAATTTAACCAACGGTGGGGAAGGATGTTCCGGAATTATACCGTGGAACAAAGGTATACAAACTGGTTCATTTTTAACAGCAGACGGTCAATCTAAAATAAGCAATGCTAATAAAGGTAAGGTACTTTCAGATGAAACTAAATCTAAAATAAGTGTAGCTAATAAAGGTAAACCTAAATCTATTGTGCATTGTAAAAAAATAAGTGAGTCACTGACGGGTAACATTCCGTGGAATAAAGGAAAACACACTGGTCAAGAATCGTGGATGACAGGTAAAGCTCACTCATTAGAATCTCGTAAAAAGATGTCAGATTCTCACAAGGGAAATACGCTCACTGAAGAACAAAAAACTAAAATTAGTAATAAATTAAAAGGGCGTGTTATATCAGATGAAACACGAATTAAAATGTCAGAATCAAAAAAACAATACTGGGCACAAAAGAAAAATGGAACGTAATTTAACAAATATTCAAACAGGTACAAACGGGCTAAGCCAATATGCCGTATTCCTTCCTGCAACGTCGGGATTTTACTCAACGTTTATTGGAAGACAACGCTACGGGAATTATGTAGAACCGTCTCGTATACCAACGTCATTTAAATCAGGAGTAGAAAGTTTAAATTACTTAGAACCTGATAAGGGTGAATTTTATTACAGATGGTGTTTGTATTCAGCTGGTCACGCAAACTTAGACTTAGACAAAGATGATGAAGCTGAAGATATGTTTCGTAACAGAGATAGAACTACAAGTTGGGTATTAGGCGATTCGGGAGGTTTTCAGATTGGTAAAGGTGTTTGGCCAGCTGATTGGAAAGATCCTACTTGTCCTAAAGCACAAAAGAAACGTGAACAAGTGTTACGGTGGATGGACGAGTTAATGGATTACGGTATGTGTCTTGATATTCCTGCGTGGGTTGCACGTATGCCAGCAGGACGAAGAGCAACTGGCATTAACAATTACAAGGATGCAGTTAAAGGTACATTTATTAATAATGAATACTTTATCCAAAATCGTACAGGTGCATGTAAATTCTTAAATGTATTGCAAGGCGAAACACATAAAGATGCCGAAAAATGGTATCAGAGTATGAAAAAGTTTTGCGATACTAAAGTTTACGGTGATAAAGCATTTAACGGCTGGGCAATGGGTGGTCAAAACATGTGCGATGCTGATTTAGTACTTAGAAGAATTGTTTCGTTAAAATTTGACAATATGTTACAAGAAGGTCAACATGACTGGATGCATTTCTTAGGCACTAGCAAATTAGAATGGGCATGTTTACTAACTATGATACAACGATCGGTCCGTAAACACATTAATCCTAATTTTACTATTAGTTATGATTGTGCTAGTCCATTCTTAGCTACTGCAAACGGTCAAGTGTATGTTACAACCGAACTTGAAGATAGAGCAAAATGGGTCTATCGAATGGTGCCAAGTGTAGATGATAAAAAATACGCAACTGATACTAGGTTATTTAAAGATGTAGTAATCGACGATGGTATTTTTAAAGTGTTTACTCCAAGTCCACTTATTGATCAAGTACAAATAAAAGATATATGCATTTATGGAGCAGGTGTTCCTAATTGGACAGAAGTTGATAATGACGGTATTGATCACACTAAGTTGTTTACAGAACCATTATATTTAAATGATCCTAAATACTGGGTTACTATGGGTAACACTAATAAGATTAACAAAGTTGGTAGAACAAGTTGGGACAGTTTTAGTTATGCTATATTGATGGGTCATAATGTATGGAGCCACATTAACGCAGTACAACGTGCAAATGAAGCAGTTGATAACAATATTTTGCCATATATGTTAGTTGATGAAAAATTTAATCCGGTATTTGTTAGTGATATTATTGATAAAATTATTAGTAGCAAATCTAAACGTGTTGCGTTAAACCTAATAAAAAAATATAGTAAACTATGGATTGATATTCCAGGTACACGCGGTAATTGTGGTAAAAAGACAATCAATGCTGATACAAAATTTAACGAATTTTGGACACTTGATGAATTAGAGCCTGATGATTTAGACGACGATAATTTTGATCCAACAGCTTATGATTTTTCTGAAGAAGATGAAGACACGTTACATAACCTAGAAGATAGCATTAAAGATGAACAGACAGTATAATAACATAACTACAAACACTGCTAAGTTTTTTATTGGTAACGAAGTTGAACACACACCAGCATATGGTTTAAAAACATTGTTTGTTGTTGGTAATCAAACTATAGAAGCAGTACATTATCGGTTAGATGCTGAAGAAGATGTTACACACATCTTCTTTGGTGCAAACCATAGCT